ACAAATCAAAGACGCACCATTTGAGGGTACCCAATTTGTTCAAGAAAAGGCATTGAAGTTTTGTAAACAACAAGAACTTCAAAAGGCTATGGATAAATCACAAAAGATTATTACTGAAGGTGATTTTGAATCTTATGATAAGGTTGAGGGATTGATTCGTTTGGCATTACAAGTTGGAGAAAGAGATTTGGGTACAACCGATATCTTCTCTAATCTTGAAACAGTATTAGACGAGGATTTTAGACACCCTATTCCAATCGGAATACCAGGAATTGACAGATTACTTAAGGGTGGTCTTGCAAAGGGTGAGATAGGTGTTATATTGGCTCCTACGGGGGTTGGTAAAACTACCATCCTTACTAAGATTGCTAACACCGCTTTTAATCTTGGATATAATGTACTTCAAATCTTTTTTGAAGACAACCCAAAGATTGTACAACGTAAACACTTCACCTTATGGACTGGTATTGAACCTGATAATTTGGTTCTACACAAAGAAACCGTAATGAGTAAGATTACTGAGATTAAAGAAACAATGAAGAACGAGTTAATTTTAAAGAAACTCCCTTCAGATTCTATGTCTATGAATCAAATCAAAAATCAAATCAGAAAAATGATTGCGGACGGAACAAAAATTGATTTAGTTCTTTTGGACTATATTGATTGTGTGGTTCCTGAAAGTACAAGTAAAGATGAGTGGAAAGCCGAAGGTTCGGTTATGAGAGGATTTGAGGCTATGTGTCATGAGTTATCATTAGTAGGATGGACGGCAACACAAGGTAACAGGTCATCAATTTCTTCTGAGGTTGTAACTACAGACCAAATGGGTGGTTCTATTAAGAAAGCACAAGTTGGGCACGTTATCATTTCCGTAGCCAAAACATTACAACAAAAAGAAATGAATTTGGCGACCATCGCGATTACTAAGTCACGTATCGGTAAAGATGGTGTAGTTTTTGAAAACTGCAAGTTTAACAATGAATTACTTGAAATTGATACTGAAAGTTCAGTAACATTCTTAGGTTCCCAATAGAACATAACGACATATGGGAATATTACAAACAACATCAAGCAGCGTTTTGGACTGCAGAAGAAATTGATTTAACAAATGATATTCGTGATTGGGAAAACTTATCGGATAATGAGAAGTATTTCGTTAAGAATGTATTATCATTTTTTGCAGCTTCCGATGGTATTGTAAACGAGAATTTGGCAGAAAACTTCTTAAAAGAAGTACAATATCCTGAGGCTAAATTCTTTTATGGGTTTCAACTTATGATGGAAAATATCCATTCATTAATGTATTCACTTCTAATTGATACTTATGTTTCAAATCCAGAAGAAAAAGATGAATGTTTCCATGCGATTGATAGATTACCTGCGGTACAAAAGAAAGCTGCATGGGCTCTTGATTGGATTCAGAACGCATCTTTCCAAGAATTCACTTGTTGAATAATCACATAGAGGACAAACCAAGTGAAAAAAGAATTAAAGAAATCTTATTATCTGCATTGGAGATTGAAAAAGAATTCATCACAGAATCATTACCAGTTTCACTTATTGGTATGAATTCAAACTTAATGAAACAATATCTTGAGTTTGTTGTTGATGGATTATTAATTAAGCTTGGTTGTAAAAAAGAGTTTAATGTTGAACAACCATTTAAATTCATGGAACAAATTGCGGTTGAGACTAAAGGAAACTTCTTTGAGTCAAGAACTGTAGAGTACCAAAAAGCTAAATTAAACGAGACAATTTCATTTGATGAAGATTTCTAAAATATAAAAACTATGATGTCATTAAGAATTAAAAAAAGAAGTGGTGAGGATGCGTCCTTTAATCCACAAAAAATTTACAATAGAATTAAAAGAGCTGCGAAAGGATTAAATGTTAATTCAGACGAGATTTTTATTAAAGTTATAACTTCGGTACCAACTGAAGGATTAATTACAACTAAAGAGTTAGATAAACTTGTATATGAAATTGCCGCGGCTTACACTGGTAGTCATCACGACTATTCAAGATTGGCATCGTCAGTTGCAATTTCTGCTTACCATAAAGAAACCAAAGATAGTTTTTCTGAAACTATTATGGAGTTATATGAGACAGGTGTTGTTAATGAAAAGTTAATTGAGATTATGAATAACTACGGTCATGAAAATATTGACGCGGTTATCAATCACGAAAACGACTATAACTTTGATTACTTTGCTTGGCGTTCATTACAAGAGATGTATCTGTTAAAGACACCTCAAGGTAGAGTAATTGAAAGACCACAACACATGTATATGAGAGTTGCTCTATGGGTTACAAATACATTTGAAGAGGCGGTAGATTATTATAAATCATTATCTAATCAACTTATTTCACCTGCAACACCAATCATGATTAACGCTGGTACTAAAGTACCTCAGTTAGCTTCATGTGTATTACATTACAACAATTCAGATTCACGTAATGGTTTACTACAGACTTTAAATGATATTTCAACATACTCTTCAGATGCTGCAGGTATTGGATTATCAATGTCTAACATTAGAAGTAAAGAAAGTAGAATTAACTCATCAGGTGGATTCGCTGGTGGTTTATTGAAGTACTTAAAGATTGTTAACGAATCATTAAGGTTCTTTAACCAACAAGGTAGAAGACCTGGTAGTGCTGCAATTTATCTTGAACCATGGCACAAAGATATCATGGACTTACTTGAAATTAAAAAGAACACAGGTGCTGAAGAGTTAAGAGCAAGAGATTTATTCACGGCTCTATGGATACCTGATAACTTTATGAGAGCGGTTAAAGAAAGTGGTGATTGGTACCTATTCTGTCCTAACGACATCTTGAAAGCGGGTATTAAACCACTTCAAGAATGTTATGGTGATGAGTATGAATCAAACTACAACAAAGCAGTTGAAATGGGTCTTGGTAAAAAAATCAAAGCTCAAGATGTTTGGACTAAAATTGTTGAATCACAAATAGAATCAGGTGTTCCTTATTTATGTTCTAAAGACAATGCAAATAAGAAAACCAACCACCAAAACATTGGGGTGATTAAACAATCAAACCTATGTAACGAGATTTACCAATACACAGATGAAGAAACTACAGCAATCTGTACATTATCTTCAATGGTGTTAAAGAACTTCATTAAAGACGGTAAATTTGATTACAAATTGTTAATTGATGAAACAAGAAAAGTTGTTAGAGCGTTGAATAATGTTGTAGACAAAAATAACTACTCAACCGAAAAAGGATTGAAAGGTGGTTTAGAACAAAGAGCAATTGCAATTGGAACACAAGGTTTAGCTGACGTATTCTATTTAATGGACTACATATTCACTTCTGAAGAAGCAAGAACATTGAATAAAAATATTTTTGAAGCAATCTATTTCGCGGCTATTACTGAAAGTATGGAATTGTGTAAATCAGGTGGTAGAGAACCATACAAACATTTCAAAGGTTCACCAATGTCAAAAGGTATTTTCCAATTTGATATGTGGGGATTAAATGAGTCTGACTTATTCTTGGATTGGGCATCTTTAAAAGAGGATGTTAAACAATATGGGGTATGTAACTCATTGTTCACAGCACAAATGCCTGTGGCATCATCTGCTAAGATTACAGGTTCATTTGAAATGACCGAACCAGCACACTCAGCTTTATTTAATAGAAGAGTTGTTGGTGGTGAGATTATGATTGTTAACAAGTATTTGATTAACGATTTTGAAAAACTTGGTATTTGGAGTGAAGATTTGAAAAACGAAATCATCATGAACGAAGGGTCAATTCAAAACATTAACTTTAATAATCACCTTGACCCTGAAGATAAAAACTACACTAAGAAAGTTAAAAGAACTGAACATTTAATCTCTAAGTACAAAACAATTTGGGAGATTTCACAAAGAGCACTTATTGATATGGCGGCAGATAGAGCACCATTCATTGACCAATCACAATCAATGAACATCTATATGGCAAATCCAACATTATCAAAGATTACTTCTTCACATTTCCATTCATGGGAAAAAGGATTAAAAACTTTATGTTATTATGTAAGAACTAAAGCAATTTCAACAGGAGCAAAACACTTGGCGGTTGACGTTTCAAAAATACAACAACCAAGAGCTAAAGTTGAAATACCAAAAGTTGAAATAACAAAATTAACAAACAAACCTGAGGATAGTCCTTTTGAATGTTTTGGATGTAGTTCATAATTTTAAAATCCCGATACAATCGGGATTTTTCATTTTTAAGCTATTTAAAGAAAAATAGATAGTATTATATTTATAGGTATGGCAAATGGTATAACATATGGTTTAAATTTTCCTTTTAGAGATTCTAGACGAGGGGATTATTTAGAATTAACAGAACTTCAATCACAAGAAATTAAGGCTGACTTAATTCATTTGTTATTGACCAGAAAAGGTTCAAGATATTTTTTACCACAATTTGGTACAAGATTATATGAATTTCTTTTTGAACCGTTTGATGGATTAACATTTAATGCCATTGAATCCGATATTAGAGATGCAATTGAAAATTTTATGCCAAATTTATTAGTTAATAATTTGAGTATTACACCAGCCGACCCACAAGAAGAAGTTGATATTGCTACAGGGCAAAACTCAGTTGGAACTAGCGAATCGTCAGTATATAGATTTCCTGGTAAAGGAACTTCAGAATATACTGCAAAAATAAGAATAGATTATTCAACCAATGGTTCTACTTTTGGTCAGAGTGATTTTGTGATTATCAATATTTAAATAAGATGGCAAATAACAGAATATCATACACTAGTAGAGATTATCAATCAATAAGAACTGAACTCTTAAACTACGCTAAAACATATTACCCTGATTTGATTCAGGACTTTAATGATGCCTCGGTATTCTCGGTATTCATTGATTTAAATGCCGCTATTGCTGATAACTTACACTATAATATAGATAGAAGTATTCAAGAAACGGTATTACAATATGCACAACAAAGGTCTTCAATTTATAACATTGCAAGAACATATGGGTTGAAATTGCCAGGTCAGAGACCATCCGTATCATTAGTTGACTTTTCAATTACGGTTCCTGCTTTTGGTGATAAAGAAGATGAAAGATATCTTGGTATTTTGTCAAGAGGTTCTCAAGTAGTTGGAGCTGGTATTGTATTTGAAAATGTTTACGATATTGATTTTGCATCACCATACAACGCTCAAGGATTTCCTAATAGATTAAAAATACCAAATTTTAATGCAAACAATATATTAATTAATTATACAATCACTAAAAGAGAACTTGTTGTTAATGGTATTACTAAAGTTTTCAAAAGAGTAATTGGTGCAAATGACGTTAAACCTTTTTTTGAATTATTTTTACCTGAAAAAAATGTATTAGGTATTACAAGTGTGTTATTAAAAAATGGTACAAACTATACAAACGTACCTACAACTTCAGAATTTTTAGGTGTAGATAATAGATGGTATGAAGTTGACGCGTTAGCCGAGGATAGAGTCTTTGTTGAAGACCCTACAAAAGTTTCAGACCAACCAGGTATTAAAGTCGGTAGATATATTCAAACACAAAATAGATTTATTACTGAATACACACCTGAAGGTTTCAAAAAAATGACATTTGGTGGCGGTACAAATACCGCACAAGACCAATTAAATGAATTTACAACTTTAGGTGCAACTTTAGACCTACAGAGGTATTCAAATAACCTTTCATTAGGTGCGACGTTAACACCAAACTCAACTTTATTTATTCAATACAGAGTTGGTGGTGGATTGGCGACAAATTTAGGTACAAACGTAATTAACCAACTTGGTACGGTTTCATTCTTTGTTAACGGACCATCTGAGACTACAAACTCTGCGGTGGTTAATTCATTAAGATGTGTTAACGTAACAGCCGCTGTTGGTGGTGCGGGGATTCCTTCATTAGAAGAAATTAGAAATTATGTATCCTTTAACTTTGCGGCTCAAAAAAGAGCGGTTACTGTTCAGGATTATGATTCGTTAATTAGAAATATGCCAGCTCAATTTGGAGCACCTGCAAAAGTATCAATTACAGAAAATGATAATAAAATTTTAATTCAAATATTATCTTACGATACTTCAGGTAAATTAACTAATATTGTTTCAAATACCTTGAGACAAAATATTGCAAATTATTTATCAAACTATAGAATGATGAATGATTATATTTCAATATTCAGTGCTGAAGTAATTGACTTAAGTTTAGATGTATCAATTGTATTAGATTCTGCTCAAAACTCAGGTCAAGTAATTTCAAGTGTTGTTGATAAAATATCAGCATACTTTAACCCTCAAACAAGACAATTAGGTCAAAATGTATATCTGTCTGAAATTAGAAGTTTAATACAAAATACTAACGGAGTTTTAACTGTTGCTGGTATTGATGTATTCAATGAAGTTGGAGGACAGTATTCTTCAGCTGAGACATCAATGACTTATGCTAATGAAGAAACGAAATTGATTTTACCTGTTGATGACACAATATTTGCTCAACCATCACAAGTTTATCAAATTAGATACCCTAATAAGGACATTAGAATTTCGGTTAAAAACTTCCAATCAGTAACTTTTTCATAACAAGTTTATTTTATTTTTCTTTAGTTTATTATTTAGTGGTGTGGACGACTTTAAAAATTCCACATAAACTATTTATAAATTAAAGTAACTTAATGGGTCAATCATATAGAATAAGAACGGAGTTAGGTATTAATAAAACAATAAACATTCAATTAGACCAAGAGTTTGAATTTTTAGAAATTTTATCAATAAAATTACAACAAGAAGATGTCTACACAAAAAGTTGTGCAGAATACGGGGTTGTTGTAGGTAGAGTGACTGCAAATAACGGTTTTGGTCTTCCAAATGCAAGAGTATCAATTTTTATTCCTATAGAATCTATAGATGAATCAAATCCATTAATATCAAGTATATACCCTTATAAATCACCTAACGATAGAAATGAGGATGGTTATAGATATAACTTACTTCCTTACCAAAAATCATATTCTACTCACGCCGCCACAGGTACATTACCAACAAGATTAGACTCTTTAACTGGTAATACCGCGATTGAAATATACGACAAGTATTATAAGTTTACATCAAAAACAAATGAAAGTGGTGACTACATGATAATGGGTGTACCACAAGGTCAACACACCTTAGTTATGGATGTTGATTTATCTGACATAGGTGAATTCTCATTAACACCTCAAGATTTGATTAGAATGGGTCTTGCTAGTGAGGCTCAAGTTGCGGGTAATAGATTTAGAACCTCAACTGATTTAAACTCATTACCACAAATCATTAATATTGTTAAAGATTTAGAAGTATCGCCACTTTGGGGTGACCCTGAACTATGTGATATTGCCATCAACCGAGTTGATTTTGATTTGAGAGATGACGCCAATATTGATATTCAACCTACTGCAACATTTATGGGTTCTATTTTTAGTAGTCCTGATAAAATGAGGGTTAGAAAAAATAGTAAACCTAAAGATAACTTAGGTAATTTATGTGATTTGGTTGCAGGACCTGGACAAATATTAGCGATAAGACAAACTGTTAACCAAGATGAGGACGGTAATCCTGTTTTAGAACAATATCAATTAGAACAATCAGGTAATATTATTGATGGTAGTGGGGCTTGGTTAACCGAGTTACCAATGAATTTAGATTATTTTATTACTAATGAATTTGGTGATAAAGTTTTGTCTAACGACCCAACTGTTGGTATTCCAACTAAAGCCAAATATAGATTTAAAGTTAAATGGCAACAACCACCAACATTAACTGAACAAACAAGAAGACCTTATTTTTTGGTTCCAAATGTTAAAGAGTATGGGTGGAGAAATTCAATAGACCCAATTGTTAGACCGTTAACAGATAGTAACCGTAAAAAATTATCAAGCTCATATTATTTTGGATTAGCTTGGAGTGGATATACTGATGGATTTAGTAAAACGGTTGGAAATGAATATTATGATAGAATTGATGATATTGTAAATGGTGGTGATACTTTTTATGAATTTGGGTTTAACAGAGTATATACAGTTTCACAATTAATTGATGAGTATAAAAAAGGTGGTAGGTCTAGATTTATTGGCATTAAAGAAATTGATAGTGATGACTGCGAATCAACAATAAATAAATTTCCAGTTAATGAAGGATTTAGAAATTTTGATTTACTATACTTTTTATTTTCATTTATATTCCAAATAATTCAATTGATTGGAATACCTTTCATTATAAATATTCGTATAGTTTTATTCATATATGCAGTAATTGTTTGGGTACTTTGTCAAATTTGTCAATTTTATTTACCTTGGCCTTTCAGTACTTATCCTTTTGCTTTTATATGTAGAAGTTGGTTTAAGATAGATTGTGAAAAAGGGTTAGATACTACTTTGCCGTTAACTATGTTAACGTATCCCGAATGTGAAACTTGCGACTGTAAAGCAGTTATAACTCAATCTGCACTTCCAGGTGGGCCAACAAAACAGTCAACAGAGCCGACAGGTTCATTGTCATTTTTGTCGTATCCTTTAAAATACAATCTTGCTTTTCAATATCTATATAAAGACGCTCCTGTATCAGCAAATGATATTGATGTTTATAGTGAAATTTCTTCTATTGCAGTTGCGGGTGATGCATCACTAACATTCATAAGTGACCCTTCAAGATATAAGTTACCTGTTTCAAATATAGTATCATTACCTAGTACAGGTGCTGGAAGGTCATCTTCATCAAAAAGTTTACCTTTAGGTGAAAGAATAAATTTATTTAATCAAAGAGATAACTTTTTTTCAGGTTTAAATAAAATTAAAGTTAGTTTTGCGGTTGATAACAATATAGGTAAATTTCACTATGATAATACCATAACGGTTTTAGCAAATCCAAATGGATTAAATGGACAACCATTTGTGTCAGGTGATTTATTATGTTTTGTTAACCCATCGTATAGTACAGATAAAAACTACCTATATAGTGCGGCAACTATAGATGGTAACATTAATGGAATTAGTGGTACATCATATAACTCGGTGGCGGCAACCACAGTTTCAGTTAGTAATGCAACATCACAATATGCTAATTCTACCCCAATTATTTATACTTTACCATCAGGTTCAACAATAACAAATTATAGATTTGCTGCGGATATTGAATACTTTCAAGTATTAACGGCAATAACAATATCTGACGCAACAACATTATGGAATACTAGTTTACCTCAAACATTTCCAAATGTGTTAAATTCTCCAACAACATATGATATTTGGTCACAACCTGTTGCTGGAGGTAATTCTACTTGGCTTAGTGCAACAACAATAAATCCACTAGAATATTATGATAACTATGTTGACCAAGTAATATTAATATTACAAAGAGGTGTTGACCCATATTCTCCAAAATATACGAACCAATATGGTATTGGTAAAATATTAGGTTTTGCAACAGAAGATGCAGTTACAATCAAAACTGAGGCAAGATTAAATATACCAATACAAAGATTAACTGGAGTTTTACCAGGACAAACACCAATAAGTGTTCAAAATTTTACAAGTCAAGATGACATATATTATCAATCATATTTCTTTAAACCTGGTATAGTTGGAAGTACAACTTATGGATATCAATATTCAGCGTTTACAACAAATAATCTTGGATATTATGGTTCGTTTGATGCTAGTAATGCTGCTAGTAATCCATGGTGTACAATAACACCTACCACACCGAATAAATGTGTTACAATAACTTCAAATGGTCTTTACTCGTCCAGTATTAATAGTTCTAAATATGATTTAACTGAAGACTTGTCAAGTATGGCTGAAATGGTAATGTCACCATACGTTGCTAATGTTGCAACAACAGGTTTATGGCCTAACGGTGTTCCAGGCCCAAGATACTATTATAGTAAGGCATTTGGACCTACATTGAGTTTTTCAATTAGTGATTCAATTAAAAACGTTATGAGAACCGATAGACTACCAACGTCAGATAGACTTGATGGAGGTTCTTGGACTATAAATCCTAGTATATTACAACAAAACTTACAATTTGCAATATATTCAGTTAACGAACAAGGAATATCTTTAAGTACAGGGTACGGTTCAGGTGCTTCACAAGTATCTCCTGATATTGGAGGATTACCAAATTCTACCAAAGTATTAAGTAGTTTTGATTGTGCGGGTATGGTACCATTAACTTGTTATCAAGGTTTTGGTAGTAATTTCTCAATCAAAACTCCATGTGATAATCCTTTAAATGCAGGATATAATTTTGTTAAAAATGGGTGTTATGTTTTGTTCAATGACCCAATAAATATACTTGGAGTTGTTAATGATTTGGCAATTTGGAGTGAATGGGGTTTTAGATTTAGGTTTATGTATGCATTATGTAGAGGTGTATTATCTCAAACGTTTACGAATAACTGGATTAACGGTTCATTATACATGTTCCCAATTCAAGTTGATGTTTATTACGATTCACAAAATAAACCTGAAGACCCTGAAATACCGTATGAAATGATTTATTTTGATAAAAGTACAACAAACTTTTATTTTAGAAGTAGTCCTTACGATGATATTAGTAATGTGTTTGTTGGTAGAAGTACAGATACTACTGCAACAAACAATAGAAATTTAATGTTCCCAACAACTATTATTAATTTAGGATATAAGGATGTTTTTTATTCTGAATTAACTTTTGACCCATCAACTAAGGCGTATATTATGTCTAATTTAAACCCTACAAGTTACGGAGACACATCTGATTTAACTAACCTTTTTGTTATTTCAAGATTAGTGGATTCTTCATTTTTGGAAAACTTGTTTAGTTGGGTTAACGATTCAATTGGTATATTATTTTCAAGACCAAATAATTTAGGATACCCATTTCAAATATTTGACTCAAAACAACGGGTTGATGGTGACTTTGTTCAGTTATGTTCAATTAATAGTGAAATAGGTAATGTTAATTTTTCACCTGAATATTATAGTGATACCGCAGTAAATTCGCCAACAAACGTTTTGGGAAGTGCTAGTAATCCTGTAATGGCTGTTTGGTTTTCATCAACAACTGAAGATTTACAAACTAAAGATTATTTAACACCAGGAAGAATAAATTTTAGAACAACTAATAATACCGCTAATTATCCATATCCTTATGGAATTAAATCACAAATTGTTCCGCATTACCAATGGCAATTAAGAAATAATAGTAACAACTTAATTTTTGGTAGTCAAATTAACAATTGGGCAACAACTGAAGGTGACATTGTTCAAAATAAACCATACCAATTGTTAGATAGAACTTCATTGGCTAATCCAAATTATTTTAGACCAACAACGTCTAGTATAACTGATTTAAATGCAAGGGGTTATATTTTTAGTGTTGATGCTAATGGTAGTTATACTGCAAATAATGCAACAAACGCGACAGGCGATAAATTTATAGTTGGAGCACCTTTCCATTTTTATTTTGGTACCATTAAAGGTGAAACGGCTTTAGACCTATTTAAAAGGAAATACTCAGTAATTGAATAAGTACACAATAATACCGAGCAGTTTACAATATAAGTCAGCACCTTTTGTTGACCAGGAAATTTCATTGTCTTTAGAACAACAAAGTCAACAAATAACCGAATATGATAGAAGTCAAAGCATTAGTCTTGCTCAACTTTTTGACGACGAAAGACAGAGTTGTACTATTTTTAGACCAACATTTAAAGTAAATTATTTGTATTCAAACACTTATACTGGTACAACAAGTTATGTTCCTTTTAGAAATACTTTATACTATGTTGACCCAATAAATTCAAAATTAAATAATGTATGGAAAGGTTTTCCACAATATTATGAGTTTGATTTTTACAGACCTGATGTTAGTGACCAACACATAAGATACCAAGCTAAAAGTGCTTATACTTATAATTGGACTTATTACATAAGTTATCCGTATCAGAACAATTATAATAAACAATTATCATATAACTTAAATGGTACTAGTCTAACTTGGACTGCCTCAGAAGGTATACCATTTTATATTAACAACTCACTTCAAAATGGTAACAATGTGATTGCTTTCCAATGTATATCACCTCACGGGCTTTCTGTTGGTGAGTATGTTGAATTATCTTTTAGTTATAATAATATAAAATTATTTCAAGTATATTCTTTAGGTAATGGTTTATTTAATAGTGGTGAATATATCTTTAACATATATAATGTCGGGTATACTGGTGCAACATTTGCCAACAATACTACAGGTACATTCAAAAGAGTTATTAATCCTGATAACATATTAGAAACTAAATCAAAATATTACATCAGAGAACATAAGATTTTAACAAATGTTGAAGATTGTGTTATGACAAAAAATGCTTTTGAAAAAAATGTTTTTATTGAAGAAAAGAAATTTGAATATAGTTCAATAACCCCAAATAATGTTTCAAGAGTGTCTCAAAAGACAAGTAGTAATTCTTATAATATTACCGTTAATTACGATTTAGACCTTGCAAACTTACTTGATAATCAAAAACGACCAGTTAGTGAATTGTTTTTAACAGTAATCAATAAAGGGTATACAGGTTATTTTAATAAACCAACCAACGGTGTCGGGTTAAAACAAGGATGGGAATTTAATTTAACAAAATCCACAAACTATTGGTGGAATGATAGTAATTTAAATTCAAATACTAATATTCTAACCTCAAGTTATACTTTGACTAGTGGTGTTACTAAAACGTTTTACTATAACCGAGACTTAATGTCTGGTGATACTATTGATGGTGATTTTTGTGAGTGGAATGATTATGAACAATTAGAAAGAGTTGTTTCGCCATACTATCATAAAATAAAATATAATCAGAATATATTCCAAACAACTAACACGTCTGATACAAATTCTCCAGGATTTTATTATGAGCCTCATTCATCAATGACTATTAGGGTGTTTTCAGATTATATTGAAACTGGAGACCTTCAATTTATTGATGGGGTACCAAGTTATGCATACTTTTCAAATTCGGACCAACAGTTTAGATGGAGAGATTTATATAGTTATGGTTTTATAGATAATTTAGATAGAGGGGTTAATTATCCATTTTTAAATTTTGCACAATATCCATTTAAGAATGTTCAATTTAGATTAATACCTGAAGGAATAAACTACAACTCTGATTTACTTGGAGTTCCATACCCTGTTAAACCTTTGATTGATGGATGTGAATAAAATACAAATAAGAAAAGATGGAATTACTAACAAGGAGTTGGTTATTCCAATACAATTAACTTGGGATTACTTAGGTTTAGACCAAAGTATTGATGAGTATGAGACTGAAGTAATTAATCAAGTTACTGGTAGATATGGTGATTTTGAGGTTACTAGATTTGCTCACGCACCTGTTGCGGTATCTGACCCGTATAGTGATAATGCATTTGAATACACTGACATTCAATATGAATTTAATTTTTATTCAGGAGGTTCTTTAAGCGACTCTTCAAATTGGAGAAATACATATATCTCAGAAGGATTTACTCCAAACGAGATTTACTACTACACCAATAACTTTACAAATTCTTTTTTTAAGTTGGATTTGTATGATAATGTAGATGAAAAACGTCAGACAAATTATATTACAATTATAATCCCAACTCAACAAGGTTTAACCATGGAAACGACAATGCAAAGAACTCTTGTTAATATCAAAAAACCTTATTTCGTTTTAGATTATGTTGGGGACAAAGAAGGGTTTTTTATTTATTGGTTAAAGAAAAGAAATTTTTTAAATCAAAAAACATTTTTCATGACGGCAAAATTCTATGATGCAAAAAATGGATATTTTACCAAGATGATGAACATGCCACAATCATCAATTGTGGGGGATAAATATACTTTTGATAGTACACAATATTTCTATTATAGAGTTGAGTTAGATTATGAAAAACATAATTACCAAGTGTTTAGTATGAATCCAGCACAAACACTTTATAGTAATTTAGGAAATAGAGCGGGTGCAACTATACCCATAAAATGGTATGAATACGTTAATCCAAAATAATGGAAGATTATTATAAAATAGTAGTATCACCTGAAACAATTCTTGGAGATTTATTTCTTGTAAACCCCCAAGGTCAAAACGTTAATAATTCTTATACAGGAGAAACTATTGGGGTTTATTCTGCGATGACTAAAGTTGTTAGTTCAGGTCCAAATGGTACCTCATTATTAACAGGATTAACTGTTCCAATCTTGATTAGACAAACTGCAGTTGATGTTGGATATTATAGCCCATTTGATGGTGCTGTATTACAAAAAGATGTTGTTGCTAATTTTATATTTTCATCAACAACTTCAAATCCGTATGTTTATAACATTTACAATACATCAAGTGAGTTTCAAAAATTTCTTGATTTATCGGCATATAAAGTAGATTGGGGTGACGGGTCGCCATTACAAACAATAACCACTTACGCTCCAAATTCTTTGAGTCATACATACCCAACGGCAAATGCTCAATATAATATTTCAATGGAACAAACAAATCCATGGGGAATAACAAGAGTTAGTAAAACAATTACAACACCATATGATAATGTTGTTGTGAATAACCCTAACGGTGAGGCTTTCTTCATACCTGCTGGTGGTAATTGGGTGGGGACACCTGTTAGTTATGATTATATATTTTCAGGTGATGCAATTAATGAAGTGTCAGCTCAAACTTCGTTTAATTATGTTACGGTACCTTATACGGTTTCAGGACTAACAAAATCAAGTCTTACTGATTTAGCTCAATATGGTTCGGTAAAGTATATTGTTGGTGCACCTGTAATTAAGAACGGACAAATATGGGGTGTTATTACTGACATGAATCCTATATACGCGGCATATACAATAAACAGCGTTGAATATTATGATTATACTGATGGTACAACAATATTTTTTGAACAATCATCAGGATTTACTGAGAATAATTTAACTCAAAAACCAATCACAAAAGAAGAAGTTTTACTTAAAACTGTTGACCAAGCACAGATACAAACAAACATCTTTATTGAACGAGGAAAGAACTCGGCATACGAAAGAATCCAAAGAATGGGTGAGGTAGATAATCTCGGAGATATGATTAATTACGGATATGGATTTTTTAACGTTGAAAAAAAGAACTAAACTATTTATAAGATAAAAAGAAACTATGGCAATCGGTTCATACGGCACAATACGACCAAGTGATGTTTCACCTGAAGACGTACAAATTATAATGAATTATACACCATCAAGGGATGTAACGGATAGTTTTGTCCTTACAGAACTTGACGCACAAACATTATTAAAACCTTATTTCAACAACACCGAAACAGGTGGAAACGCAGGGGTTGAAGTTTTAGGTGGATTATATAATCTAACATTACCTGCAGACCAATTTAACGAGATTGGAATTTATACATTGTATTTAAGACCAGCGCAAATTAGAACTAAAATTACTGATTGCGGTGTGTTAAGTGCATTACCTAACGTTAAGGGAATTATTATTGATATTACAAACGTTCCTGTACAATTTCAAAACAAATTTGTACCACAAGGTTTAGTTGGTTTTAGAATTGAATACTTAAATGCTGACGGTTCAAAAATACCTAATTTCTTTAGGGTTGTAACCTCTTCATTTTTCTGTGAGCCTGTTGTGACAAATGAAATCAACACAACACAAAAATCAATAAGATATAGATACGTTGATGGGTCTTCAAATTTAATATTTTTAACTTTATCACCATCTTCATCACCAACAAATAAGCCAAACGCAACACCGTTTATAGGTCAACCTAATCAAAATATTATTATCACAAACACATTTTTTAATCCTGTGACATTAGAGGTTGATATGGTTGAATACGATATTTCGTCTCTTGCAATTGCTCTTTATGGTAACCAAACTAAATCTATTGATGATGGTATCTACACAATTTACGACTCTGAAAATAACATTTACAGACAGTACAACTTGTATGAAATTAGAGACCAATTTAA